TAGTTTACTTCTTTTGTCATAGCTACCTCGCTTTTTTGACATGGGTTAATTGATTTAATATAGCTTATTATACGCCTTTTCACAGGAATAGCAACACAGTTCATCGCGTTAAACACTCGTTTGAGCGCGTTTATCGCCATTGACCCCACCAGATAGGAGCGGTGAGAGCGAAAAAGATTACAAGATAAATGATGATTTCCATAGTAGTTCCCTGATTTAGTAAAGCTATTATCCCATATTCACGCGCAATAGTCAAGAGGTTTATTGTAACAAATTGTAACAATCCTGGATAAGAATCATTCGCATCCAGGCCCCCGCTATATAGTGTGACCTGACCCCTCGACCGGGCCACGATGCCCCCCATAACAAGTGTTATGAAATGCCAAACGCTAATGAGAATCATTCGCATTTGCGCGGGCCCGCAGTGCAGAAACGTGCATAGATACGAATCTAAGTACGAATGATTCGCATTCGCATTTCGGCGCTAATTGAGAATGATTCTCATTCTCATTAGCCCTGCTGCTACTCCCAAGGAGTTACATATACAGTGTTCTCCCAATCAATATAGAGGTAGCTGTAGCTGTTAGCCCATCGTTCCGCAACCGCTTGATAGTCTATCTTATCATCTATCAAGTCTAGCTCTTCAGCTACCACATCATCGATGTAGTCAAGCTGCTCGATTACCTGCTGATCATTACATGACGTTAGTAGTAGTAGTACCAGTATTAAAGTTCTCATTATATTACCCTCTTGCTTTTATGATTTGGTCAACGACTGTTTCCCAAGGTTTTGCTGTAATCCATGTAGTGTAATCCATGTTGCTTCTGACTTTGTTTAACCACCCTGCTGTGACTACCATGTTATCAATAGTATGTCCTAAGCTATTATCGATTCTGTCAAAGCTTACTTTCCAGATATCGCGCCTGTTGCAGTTCAATTGTACGCCCGTGTAGGAACACTTCCAGTTTGCATCATTTACAAGCTTATGCAAATCTGTTGCCAGTTCTGCGACTGTTGCACCATTAAAATCTCTTTTGCTTATAATATCGCTTTTAATATATTCTCGAGCCAGAATGTAGATCTCTGCGTATATTACCTGCTGCTGTGGAGTGCGACCTGTTCGAGGGTTTATTTTTCCAGCTGCTTTTGCATTAGGCAAGGACATTAGAATTCACCGTAGAAGTTAATGATGAGTAGAGTAGAAAAGATAATTGCTATGTAGAAAATAATCATGTGGTTCTCCTTAGTTAGTAAAACCATTATAGCATAGTGGCTGTGAGATGCAAGCTTTAATTGTAATAAAGTGTAACAATTTACCTGTTCGTTTATACAGTAGTTTGCTCCAGGGGGCGGTTGTTAGACCTTGACCTGGACAGCTCTCGCGCGCCCACCTCCATGTACCACTTTAAGTATTTCACAAAGCCAAAAAGGTGCTATAATAACAAACTACAATAACACCCCGAAAAAATTTCTTGACTTACTAACTCATAAACAGTATAATTTCATAATGTCTAAAGAATTAACAGTCATATCTCCCGAAGGACTAGAGGTAGCTAACTCCTACCTGCAGTTTGGTAACATAAAAGCTGTGTGCGAGTGTTTGCAGGTACCAGAAAATAAAGTTGTAGAAACTTTAAATAAACGAGAGGTCAAGAGATACATCGATACCGTATACTTGGACCTGGGTTATAGGAACAGACAAAATATTGCAACTGTAATGGACGAGATGATTCAGTCCAAATTAGATGAAGCTCAGGAAACTGGGATGTATTCTAGTAAAGATCTGGCAGACCTCCTACAACAAGCACATAAGATGCGAATGGATGAGATAAAAGCCCAAGCAGAAATAGAAAAGCTAAATCAAACTAATATCAAAAGTCAAACTAATGTCCAAATCAATGAAGGAATACCTTTCGGGCAGGGAAATTATGGTAAATTGATGGAGAAACTGCTAAGTGGCACAGGATGACATAGAAGAGAGATTACGCACATTTGAAATAGACCTAGTAACTCACGAAACCCAATGCGAAGAGAGGTGGAAGACCAATTTCACTAGACTTACGGATATGGAACGACAACTTGGCAGAATCGAAAAAATGATTATGGCAGGTGGAGCAGCGACTATATTCTTTTTAGCTACTATTGTGGCAACAATGTTATGATAGCAGAATCTTTGTTCTGTATAGCTATCGCGGTATACTTTGAAGCGCGGGGAGAGCCCAGCGATGGTCAGGTAGCTGTAGCTCACTCGGTGCGTAATCGGGTAGCTGACCGTCACTATCCTGATAATGCTTGCGATGTGGTAAAACAGGGGTATTATTGGAATGAGCACCCTATTAGAGACCGATGCCAATTTAGTTTTTGGTGTGATGGTAAGTCAGACAACCCTAAAAATGAGCAAGCATGGTATAATGCGTTATATATCGCGGAATTGAGTGGATATACAGCAGACATTACCGAAGGGGCAATGTGGTATCACTCGGATACAGTATCTCCGAATTGGGCAACAACTGAATATGTTCAGATTGGATCCCACAAGTTTTACACTGAGGTGAAATAAATGAAAATACATTCAAAACGAGGAATATGGTATGTTACAGAACCAGATCATCCCGTAAAAAGATTTGATAGCGAAGAAAAAGCACTAGCTTACGTTAATGGGGAAGATCTTGTTGTTGACGCAGAGCTAGATGACGATCTAGACTATGATAGTGATGATGAGTATTACGAAGAATGATACTAGAGTACACTTACATGCCTATGATACGTCCTTTACCTATTGCAACTAAAGGAAGAGGTATATTTACAGCAATTTGGATTTGGCTAACTAATAGCAGAAAGTGGGAAGTCGCAGCAGATTGGCACTTCACTATTAATGGCGAGAACTTTGTAATCCCAAAAGGTTTTAACTTCGATGGCGCATCGATCCCTAGAATTTTTTGGTTTTTATTAAATCCTATCGGCCTACTACTAATACCAGGACTTATCCACGATTATGCTTATAAGTATTCTCGTTTAAAATTTAGTTCTGGAGAGGATGGGCCACTAATGACGCAGAAAGAATGTGACATGACATTTAGGGAAGCGGCTATAGCAGTAAACGGTTTTAAGTTTATAAACTATTGCGCGTGGTTTACATTATTTTGTTTTGGATTTTTGGCTTTTAATAAGCACAGAAAGCATGGGAGATAAATATGCCAAAAGGCAGAGGTTACGGTAAAAAACCAAAGAAGAAAAAACCTAAGAAGAGAGGCAAGAAGTAATGACAGACAATGACAGAAACGAAGTACAAGTAGATCTAGACAAATATCAAGCTATGATAGATAGAATTGATGAGTTAGAAGATGCGGCAGCTGCTACGGCAGAGCCTGTTCCCGAACCCGCTGGTCCTAAGTACCAAGGTGTAAAGGATTTGGCCTCCGCAGTAGATTCTTGGAGAATCTTTCCTAGAATCTTTATCTGTACTTACATTTATTTATTATACTACAGTGCTATGTGGTTTATGGGCCTTCCCGCACCGACAATGGAGCAGGCAGGTTTAATATCAGTTATAGTAGGAGCAGGTGCAGCATGGTTCGGTTTATATGCAAATACGGGTTCATCCAAGCAGCCATAATCTGTAGTTTGACCTCCTGCAGCTCTGTTTTAGTAGGAGAAATTACCTTAAAGCTAGGTGAGCCTAGTTATTACGGATTCGCAGCTACTCCCTACCATCACGGTAGAAACTGGTGTTACGGACACTATAATTGCCCGAACGTTGGATTATTTACTTGGTAAACGCAAATGACGGTACAAATTAGTCGGAAGGATATAACTTCTGATGAACTATTAGATTTACAGTCTGAGACACGATTTCTCAAACTTCCAGTGACTCCATATTTGGACTTGCTCGGCATAGAACCGCTATCCTCGCAGATAGCGATTATCAACGCCATAAATAATCCTAAGTACAGGTTTATTTGTGCAGCATTATCAAGGCGTCAGGGAAAGACATATATAGCCAATATAATAGGACAGCTAGTATCATTAGTTCCGAACTCTAATATACTTATCATCTCACCTAACTACGCGTTGTCTCAGATTTCTTTTGATTTGCAAAGAACGCTTATCAAGCACTTTGATTTAGAAGTTAAAAGAGATAACGCCAAAGATAAGATAATAGAATTATCTAATGGTTCAACAGTTAGGATGGGATCTATAAATCAAGTGGACTCAACAGTTGGTCGCTCTTATGATTTAATCATATTTGACGAAGCGGCACTATCTGCAGATGGTCGAGATGCTTTCAATGTAGCACTACGTCCCACATTAGATAAAGTTAATTCCAAAGCTATATTTGTATCTACTCCGCGAGGAAAGAATAATTGGTTCGCTGAATTCTATGATCGAGGATTTAATGATGAATTTCCAGAGTGGGCTTCTATAAAAGCTACTTATCGTGATAATCCTCGTATGAGTCAATCAGATATCAACGAAGCTAGAACTACTATGAGCGACGCGGAGTTTAGACAAGAGTACGAAGCTGACTTTAATACTTATGAGGGTCAAATTTGGAATTTCGATATTGAAACTTGTATCGCAGACCTAAAAAGTATGGATAGCAGCAAAATGGATATAATTGCGGGGATGGACGTAGGGTATAGAGATCCAACTGCCTTTTGTGTAATTGGGTATGACTGGGACACTGAAAAATTTTATTTGTTTGATGAGTACCTGGATTCGGAGCGCACCACTGACAAGCACGCTAAAGAGATACAGAAGTTGATTAAAAAATGGGATATAGACTACATTTATATCGACTCTGCAGCGCAGCAAACCCGCTTCGACTTCGCACAAAATTTTGACATATCAA